CTCTAACTCTAAATCCGTTTTTTCTCTTATCGTATCGTCGTTCATATCGTCGTTAAATCAAGAAAGCCCCCGAAACTTTCATTTGGGGGCTTTCGGGTTAAAGTAAGGCTTTCCCCGCGTTATGCCTGCACGTCTGCGGCGGTCATAAGCGTAGCGGTTATTTTCTTAGTTCCCGTTTTGGTCGGCTGCAATACGGTACCGGCAACCTCGATAAGAAGAATACCGCTTTTACTGAAAGTTGCGTTAATCTTACTTACGAGTTTCATGCGCGGAATCTCGAATTTAAGGCCCTGTTCCGGGGTAATGCGTACCGACTTTTCGACTACGGGGATTTTATCCGGAGCTTCCCATTTATCCGGCGTTGAACCCGTGCCGGGGGTACCTACGCCGCCCAAAAGGTCGGCAAGAACCGTAACCGAAGGGTTCATAATCGAAAAGTTGAAGTTCGTTTTTCCGCCCCGGCTAATGCTTATTACGGGGTCGTCCACTTCTTCGGCGTAGTGGTCGGTTGTTTCCGGGTCTTCCTGCGTCATCGTGCAGGTGTCTTGGTAGGTATAACCCAATACGTCCAAGGTTTCGCCCATACCGCCGTCCTCGGCAATTGCTCCTACCTCAATCTTGGAAAGACCGATAGTATAAGTTTTCTTTGCTGCCATTGTCGTAAATTTTAATTAGTTCGTTGTATATTCCATTCTACCCGCAAGTTGTTGTAATGCTCGTTAATGCCCGGTTCTTTAATTATGGCTTCCGTAGAAACCCGAATAGTCAGCCCGGTAATGTTCGCCGATTTTAGAACCGATAGAACAATAGCCGTTAGTTCGCGTATTCGCTCCCTATGCGCCTTAAATTGTTCGGTTCGGCCTATCCTTTCCTTTTTGTCGGGGACGTGGATATTTACGTTTGAAGTTCCGGTTTGCGGTACTTCGTGGTTTAGGAATAGGTTGTTAATTACTACGTCTTCCTTCCCGGAATTATCCGGCCGTTCTCCCTGCACGAATATTCCGCCGCTAAGGGCCGCTTTCAATTCGGCCGAAGCGTTCAGAATCTCAAAAAGAATATCATCGGTTTCTATACTCTGCATACCTCTTTGTGTTAAATCCATAACCGGCAATGAAGCCGGCCGAGGTCGAACTTTTCGCAAGTTCCGGTTACTACAACTAAGCCCGTTGCTTTGGCTGCTTCTACAAACTCGGTATTCGAAAGCTGGCTAACGTCTACCTTCTCCCGCGTTACAATTACCTGCGTGCCTTCGGGAATTTTGGCCGTACCTTTCGGTAGCTGGATAAGCGAAGCGAATACGCGGGTTTCTCCGTCGGCGGTCTGAATTGTCGAACCTTTACCGTTGGTTTCTTCCCGGCAAACTGCTTTTAACTCCCATGCGGCGGCGGGCGTTTCCCAAGAACCGTTAGGTAATTGGACGCTTTCGCCGTCGTGCTGCAAGGCGTACAAGTATTGCGGGTATTGGTAGGAAGTCGTTACCATACGTTGCTTTTGTTCCGAATTTTGGGCTTGCCGGCCGGCGTAATGCCTAATTCCGTGCAAGTCGCGTTATACCAAAGTTTGATAGCGTCCCAATTCCAACTAATGGAATACCCGCCTTCTCCGATATTGGCAAGGGGGATAAGCGTTGTAAACTCTCGGCAAATGGCCGTTTTAGCCTTCCGCACGTCTACCGGTGCGTCCGGGTCGGGGATAAGTCCGCTTTGGTTGCAAAGTATCAAATCCACGTCGTCCGCCGATAGCTGGAATTTGCCGACCGTCTTAGTAATCCATTCTTTGTAAGTCATCGGGTAAGGGTATTAGGATAGGGGCGACCGTTGCCGGCCGTCCCTTTCCGGTTAGTGTGTCCAGGTGCTGTTAGAAGTGTCCATAAGGAAGGAACGGCCCGAAGAAAGCCAAGCCGGGAAAGCGTTTGCAATTCCTACGGTAACTTCTTCGATAGGTTCCTCGGTGGAATACTTCTTTACGCAGGTGTGTCCGTTCATAGCTTTGATTGCTACGGAACCTTTAAGGTTCATATCGGCCGGCTTCTTCCAATAGGTCGAACCGAGTACCTTGCTTTCGCTGAACATTACTACGTCGTCGGCAAACGGGTTTCCACTGAACGGGCGGCTTCCGTCGTCCTTCTCAATAGTAATATCTTGGTCGATAACTACGACCTGTAAGCCACGCAAGTACGCCAAACCCTTCATAGCTGCGTTTACCTGTTCCAAGCTCGGCGTTTGTGCGATGTTCAAGGCGTTAGCCGCGAACGAAGCGGAAAGTTTTACTACTTCCCCGGTCTGAGCCATAAGCGAGAAGGTGTCAAGGTTCATAAAGGCGTACTTCAATCTAATACCCTTCTTCTTGGCCTTAGCTACGATAGCCTTAAAGTCCTTGCTAAACGGTTTCGCGCCGGTGGTGTTCCAAGCGGCCGAGCCGGTCTGAAATCCGACCTTCTGCGTTGCGTCGATTTGATAATCTACGTCGTACTCGGTAATTACGCTATTGTTGTTTTCGTTAGTAAGCGTTACTTTGCCCAACGAAATAGACTGCAACGCAATCCATTCCAAACGGGCCGCTACGCCGTCCCAGCAAAATTGCGTATCTTCGGCCCACGCTTCTACCAACGCCCGAAGGTCGGGGTTCGCGGAAGTCATGGCGACCATAATTTCGTATTCGTTAAGCTCGTTTTCGTCCTTGGTGCGCTTAATAGCCACCTTCGGAATATCGCCTTGAATACGCGCAATAGCTTCGCGGGTCTTTTTGTTGATACTTGCGCCGCGAGCTACAAGGTCGCCGGCAATCTTTAACCCTACCTGCGTTTCAAGGGCTTTCCACGTCATCGTGTAATTCTCCTTCAAAGGGAACAAGGTAGGATAGTAATACGGGTTAAGGTCGTAGGTATTAACTACAGCCTGCATATCCTTTTCGGTAATGCCAATCATTAAGCTCCTTTGCATAACTTTTCCCGATTAAATTAGATAAACTGAATACCGGTAAGTTTGGCTTTCACTTCGGCACCGATAGGCGGGATATTGCTTTCCCGAATCTGCCCAATAGTCCAAGCGTTTACGATATGGTTGCTAAGCGCGTCCACGTCGTAACTTTCGCCCACAAGGGCTACCGGTGCGTATTTGAAGGCTGCCCCCGAAGCCCCGGCCTTGGCTGCGAGGTAAAGCGAATCGCCGGCTTTTGCGGCAACTCCAAGGGTTGTACCTACTGTAAGGTCGTCTTTGCTGCCGTCGCCGCTATTTGTGGCGATAGCGGTAATAGCGTAGGCCGCCCCGCCGGGAGCCAGCATAAGCACGTCGCCGACTTTGAAGTTATGGCCTTTCTTTACGGTGTAGGTGGTAGCGGAGTTCGTAGCGTCGTCGGTAAGAACGGCTACTTTCACTACATGATAAAGCCCGTTTTCATCTTTGCCAACCGGCGTACCTTCGTGCAGAACTTTCTGCGTAAGGTCGTCGGCAGAAACGGTAATACCGTTCGGAATGTCGGCGACCTTGTGGGTAAACGCACGAATTACGCGGTTATCCTTTTTCCTGTCGATTTTAAGCATTTCGAAAGTTTTTTAGCGTTAAACCTCTTTGCCGCCCAAGCCCTTATTTGCGGCTTCTGCGGCCTTTGCCTGTATGTAGCTTTCTACGCCCGCGCTTACTCCGTCCTTGTTGGGGGAACCAAGTACCGGTTTTTCGTGAAGGCTTAGGCCCCGGTCTGCCAACTCTTGGCCGAAGGCTGCTACGTCGTTCTTGGTTTCGGTCAGATACTCGTTAAAGGCGTTTTCGTCGGCAAAGCCGCCAAGTTTGGCTACTCTGTCGAAATCTTTAAGAACCTTTGCTTTATAGGCTTCGGGTACGTCGGCAAGCTCTTTAACAAG